CCTCCTGTTGGACGGGGATGTGTCGTGGCAGGAGATGGGCGTCTCGCCGAAGGACATGGACTGGACACAAGGCGAGAAGTCGGCGCTCAAGCGGATCTGCGCCGCGTTCGGCTGGCCGATGCCCTTGGTCGACCCCGAAGCGAGCGCCACCTACGCCAACTACGAGGAGGCCCGCAAAGCCTCGTATGAGGATTGCGTGCTCCCCCTCGAAGACCACCGCAGAGACGACCTGAACGGGTGGCTCGCACCGAAATACCCGAACCCCGTCCTGCTCGCCTACAAGACGGACGAGATCGAGGCGTTGCAGGAGGACAGGGCGTCGGCTTGGACTCGCACGAACGACCCGCGGATGACGGTGAACGAGCGTCGCGAAGCTGTCGGCCTCGACCCGCTCGACGGAGACAACGGCGACGTGTTCCTGATCCCGATCGGCACGCAGATCATCCCCGAGGACGAACTCGCCACCCCCCCAGCCGAGCCCGCCCAGCTTCCGACGGACGGCACGGAGCCGGAAGCGGTGCCGGCCGACCCGGACGGCGACGGGGACGTGACGAAGCCGAAGAGTCGCCGCGCGTTCAACTTGAAGGGCGAGCAGCGCGCCGACTATTGGCGCGGCTGGGAAGCGGCCCGGTCGGCGTGGGAGCAGCAGCTCCGCCGCCGCTTCGAAGCCCGCTTCGCCGCCGAAGGCGAGTACGTGGCGAAGGCTGTCGGCGAGGCGACGGACTCGGCGGGGATGATGCGCGTCGTCCACCACATCCCACAAGCCCAGTGGGAACGCCTCTACACCGCGTCTCTGTCCGCCGTCGCGCAGGACTTCGGTGAGCGCACCCTCAACGGACTCGACACGCGCGACGACTCTACCCCGTCATGGTGGAACCAGGGAGCCGCCGAATGGGTGAAACAAGTCGGCCTCACACGGGTTGGTGAGGTGAACGCGACGACGCGGAAGATGCTCCAAACCGTCATCACGAAGGGGCTCGAGGACGGGTTGAGCATCCAGAAGATCGCCGACGAGATCCGGTCGCTCTTCAAGACGATGGGGCCGATACGCGCCGAACGCATCGCACGCACCGAAACGATCGGCGCTAGCAACGCTGGAGCGATGTTCGCAGCGCGCTCCACCGGGCTACCCCTAAAGAAGGAGTGGCTCGCGACGATGGACACGCGCACCAGGGAGACTCACGCCGAGGCGGATGGTCAGACGCGGGGGATGGACGAACCGTTCTCGGTCGGCGGGTACCAGATGGAACAGCCGGGCGACCCCACCGCGCCCCCATCCGAAGTCATCAACTGCCGATGTACCGTAGTTTTCCAGGTGGAGCGGTGAGCGCCACCTTCGACGAAACGCTCGAAGGGATCATCGCCGCGACGCGCGGCTACCTCACCGTGCACGGCGGCGATGCTCAGACACTCCACACCGCGCTCCTCGCAGCCGCCGCGTCCGTCCCCCTCACCGTCAACGCTCCCGCAGACTCTCAGGGCGCGGCGATCACGAGCGCGAACGGCGGCGGCACTGCGCACGCCCACGCCCTCACCGCGAACCTGACCGGGTCGGGGAACGCGTTCGCGAGCGCCGCGAACCTCGTCAGTTCGAACCCCGCCGCGAGTTGCGTCCAAGTGTCCGGCGTCGAGACGGGCCGCGGCTCGGTGAAGATCACGCATACCGGGCCGGGCGACAACACGGACGCGAACGCCTCAGCGATCTCGATCGACCTGCAAGGCGCAGGCACCGCCTGCCAGGGCATCCACATCGACGCGTCCGCCGGCGGCACGACGGGCGCGCTCCTCGACATTCGCAACAACGGCTCTCAGCTCTTGAAGGTGCTCGCGTCGGGCGCTGTCGTGTTGGGGAACGGCGGCCCGCAGATCCTGTTCGGCGCGGGCGCGCCCCTCGTGGCTGCGCCTGTCGGGTCGACGTACCAGCGCAGCGACGGCGGCACGGCCACCTCCTTCTACGTGAAGGAGTCGGGGACGGGTACGGCGGGGTGGGTCGCGAAGTGATGTTCGGCCCCTACCCAGCGGTCGTCCGTGACTGGCACGACGGCGACACCGCCCACATCGACGTTGACCTCGGCTTCTCGATGTTCGCCGTGTCGCACGACTTGGACGGCCACCCGATCCTGTCGTGCCGCATATTCGGGATCAACGCGCCCGAACTGGGCACGCCGGAAGGCCGCGAAGCCCTCGCCTACGCCCTCACCATCTGCCCACCCGGCACGCGCGTCACCATCATGTCGCATGGCTACGACAAGTATGGCGGCCGGTTCGACGGGAGTCTCGCCCTGCCCGACGGATCCGACTTCGCCACGTTGATGCTGAACACGGGCCACGCCGTAGTCGAGGCGTAGTGGCTGTCGTCGGTTTCTTCTTCGCGTTGTTCGTGTTGGCGTGTTGGTATTGGCAGGAGCATGGTGCGCCTAGGCGTGCCGCGCGCGCGCGTGCGCGCGAGGAGTGCCGACGGTATGGCCATGATTGGGGAGACTCGTTCTGGGCGATGGGGAGTCGGATGCGGGATTGTCGTAGGTGTCGGCGGCAGGAGCATCAGCGGCCCGACGGGTCATGGCCTGACTGAGTGGCTCGGCCGCCCGGAGCGGTCGAACGCTCGTTGAGCTGACCAGTCCGGGCGGCCTGGAGACGACGCCCCTCCGCGGGGAGCAGGACGCCACCTTTGCCCTTAGATCACGCTCGGGTTTGACTGGTGCTCGCTCGCCACCGCCCGCTTGCGCGGTCACAACGAGAACGACCTGCCGACATAGTGTGCCACGTCTAGCGGACGAGAAGCCACGATACGAGGAGCGATGGACATGCTCCTCAAAACGTTCCGGCTCAAGATCGACACGAAGTCGATCAGCGACGACGGCGAATACGCGAGCTTCCGCGGCTACGCCTCGACGTTCGGCAACGAAGACTCGTACGGCGACGTGATCGAGAAGGGCGCGTTCACGAAAACCGCGAACGAGGCGAACGGGACGCTCCCCATGCTGTGGCAGCACGACACCGACGAGGTGATCGGCACGTACCCGCAGATGGCGGAGAACGAGCATGGCCTCGAGGTCGAAGGCCGCATCGTCCTCGCCACGCAGAGGGGTCGAGAGGCGCACGCCCTGTTGAAGGCGGGGGCGATCAAGGCGATGAGCATCGGTTTCACGATCCCTGAGGGCAAGGCGGACTTCGACCAGCAGACGCAGACCAGGAGCATCCGCGAAGTCAGGCTGTGGGAGATCAGCCTTGTGACGTTCCCGGCGAACACGCGCGCCGCGATCACGCAGGTGAAGAACCGCGAGCTGCGCGGCGAGGCCGACGACGTGGCGGAGATGAAGCGGGAACTCGCCGCTCTCCGCGCGATCCTCGAGCAGCGGTGGGACGGGTCGGCGTCGAACTACAGCGATGCTGAGTGGGCGAAGGCGTGCATCCTCGACCGCGGCGCAGACGTAGACGGGAAGGCGCGGTACTCCCTCCCGATCGCGACGCCCGGCAACAGCTATAGCTCCGACCCGGACAAGGGCGGAGTCGCCGCCGCGGCCGGCAGGATCGGCCAGGTCAAGAACGCGTCATCGTCGGCGATCAGCACCGCCTACTCGCGCCTCGCCGCGGCGTATCGCAAGCTCGGCCTCGACGTGCCGCCCAGCGTGGCAGAGCACTCGAAGACGGACACCACAGAGATTCAGCTCAGGGAGTTCCTGAGCGGGATGGGCCACAAGCGAGCCGCCTCGGCACTCGCGGACGGCGAAGCGGAAGCCGCCGAAACGGCAGTCCGCACCCTGATCGCAGAGATGCGGTCACACGTCAACCGCGAACTACTGGAGGTGTAGCTCTCATGGAGGAGCTGCTCAAAGAGCTTCGGGAGCTCTATCCCGAACTGAACCGCCGCAACGCTGAGGTGGCTGCGGAGGTCAAGAAGTACGGGGAGGCCGCGGCCGACCTGAAGGGCAACCTCGACGAGATCAACGAGCGGATCTCGAACGTCGAGGCTGCGATCCAGACGAAGGCGGCCGATCTCCGCGCCGAGGCGGACGCGAAGGACGGTCTCGACCTGAAGGCGGACGCGAAGCGCGCGAGCCGCATCGCCGGTCGGCCCGTGTCGGAGGACGCGTATCGGGCGCACCGCGACGCGGTGATGGAGTACGTCGAGAAGGCGGGACGGTTCGAGCGGATGTCTCCCGACAACGTGAAGAACCTCGTCGAGGACGCGACGGGCGAGATCATCGTCCCGTTCGACCTCGTCGCTGGCGTGTACCGCCAGCTCCCCCAGCTCAACGTGATGTACGACCTGTGCTCGGTTCGCCAGACGACGCGGGACAGGCTGTCGCTGCGTGGCCTGACCGAGCTCACCGTCGGGTGGGGCAAGCTCGAGACGGGCACCGCCCTCTCGCCCAGCTCGTTCACGCCGAGCCAGCAGTACCTGTATGTCGAGGATCTGTACGGCATCACGAAGATCGGTGAGGACGAGCTGATGGACACCGACATCGCGCTCGACCAGATCGTCGGCAGCTCGTTCGGGATCGCCGTCAACAACGCGATCGAGGCGGGCATCCTCAACGGGACGGGACACGCCTCGTCTCAGCCTGAGGGCATCATCACGAACGGGACGACGGCTACCATCGACGGTTCGGTGATGACGGTCACTCCCGCCGCGGACACGACCACGGGCACCCTTGTGTGGCAGGATCTCGTGAAGCTCGAGTTCTCGGTCGTGAAGCCGCAGTACGCCATGAACGGTTCCTACGTCGTGAACCGCGGCACCGCGAAGGCGATGCGGCTGTTCATCCCCGCTTCGGGGACGGCGTACCCGCTGTGGCAGCCGGCGCTCGAGCGGGGCACGCCCCCGACGTATAACGGGTATCCCGTTTACCAGTCGGTCGCGATGCCGACTCTCCCGACGACGACGGGGACGAAGACGGTCGCGCTGTTCGGCGACTTCAAGTCGGCTTACCAGATCGTGGAGCGGCTCGGTATCACGCTGATGCGGCTGAACGAGCTGTACGCCGAGTCGGGCCTGGTCGGGTTCCGGGTGCATCGCCGGATCGGTGGGACGCCGATTCGTGGTGAGGCGCTCGCGGCGCTGACGTCGGCTCACACCTGAGCCGATGTTCTGTGGGGTCCGGTGTGGCGGGAGATAGTGCCCGCCATGCCGGCCCTTCGGCCATCCTGACACGTATGGCTGAGAAGGATCCGAGCAGAGTGTCTGAGGCGCGGAAGCCGGGCGCGGCGCGAGACGCGGTTGTAGAGCCGGACGCGGCCCGGCGGCCCCACCCCGCGGCTCGTCGGCTTACCCGGATGCTCAGCGGCCCTGAGAGCGCCGCTCACTGCGCTGCGTGGTGCTCGGCGGAGTGCCGCGACAAGGGATGCAAGGAGGCGTCGTGATCTTCCACTGGCTCGTCATCGCTGTGCTCGTCCTGTTCGCGCTGTGGCTGCTGAAAGGGATCCTCGGCCGATGAGCACCTGCTACTCCTGGAACTCGCCGAACGCGCAGGCGTCGACCGTGACCTCGACGGGCACGTACACATTCACGTGGGACGCGCGACAGCCTCGCCGCAGCCGAAGCTTCCGCGCCGGTTATCGCGTCGGCTACGCCGCCGGCTTCGTGGCTAGGATGTTCGGCCGATGAACCACAAGCGCGGACGCTGCAAGAACCGTCGGGCAGGCTGCCTGCTCTGCAAGCCGCACAAGGCGAACGGCGCTGACCGCCGGACGGTGCAAGAGCGCCGAGCCGATCAGGAGAAGTGGCGGTGAGCAGCCTCGCCCGTACCGTCGACGCCGCAGCCGAGCCCGTCACCCTCACAGACGCGAAACTATGGTGCCGCGTCGACAACACCGCCGAAGACTCGGTCATCACCGATCTCATCAGCGCCGCCCGGCAACAGGTCGAGGCGGACACGAGCACACTCCTCGGCGCGCAGACATGGGTGTGGACGATCGACCAGGTGTTCCGCCTGCCGAAGATCAGCGACGCGGTGATCGCAGACCTGCGTTGGAGCGACGGGTCGTCGGGGTGGAGCGAAGCGGAATGGCCGTGGTTCCTGTGGGGCCGCCGCTTCCCCGCCCTCAGAGCACCCGTCACTCCGGTGACCGGCGTCTCGTCGATCACGTACCGCCAGGCCGGGGCAGACGTCCAGTATGACTTGACGAACTTCCGCGTCGGCGGCCTCAGAGACTTGATCTTCGGGGATGGGTTGCCGATCTCGGATGAGCAGCGCGACGCCGTCACCATCACCATGACGGCGGGGTTAGCGTCGCCGCCCGCGAAGCTGGTGCAGGCGATCAAGATGCTCGTCGTGCATTGGTATGAGAATCGTGTCCCGGTGCAGATGGGGACGGGGCGGGGTATCGTCGAGATCCCGCTCTCTTACCAGATCCTGGTCGGCGGCTCGCGCTCCTGGAGCCTGTGATGTTGGCGAAGCTGATCCGAGCTGCTGCGAAAGAGTCGGGCAAGGCTGCTGTCGAGATCGTGAAGGCTCCGGTCACGGCGACGCAGGCGGCCATCAAGCAGATCGAGAAGGACTAGCGTGGCGAAGGCGTGGGCCGAGCGCATCGCGAAGCGCGACCGCGACAAGCGCGCCGCAGCGTTCTTCCGCTGGTACCTCACGGCGCACATGATCGGCCGGGTGGGTTAGGTGGCGAAGGCGCAGGACGCTTCGGATCTCCGCCACCGCGTCGCGCTCCAACAGCCGGCGGACACGCCCGACGGATCGGGCGGCTACACGCGCGCCTGGACGACGATAGCGACGGTCTGGGCACAGGTCACCCCCGGAACCGGCGGCGAACGCGTCATCGCGCACGGCCTCCGCGAACAATCCCCCTACGACGTGCGGATCCGCTACCGCTCAGACGTGACAGCGGCATGGCGGATCCTGTGGGCGACGACCGACCCGTACGGCAACGCGATCAGCGTGACGCTCGACATCCAGAACGCGACGACTGAGGGCCAGGAGTACGTGTGGACAGACTTGCATTGCATGGCGGGTGAGGGTTCGTGACGACGCCCGACTATGCGGTGCAACTCGCCTTCTACGCGCTCCTCAACGGGCATGTTGGGGCTCCGGTGTTTGACGAGCCGCCGGAGACGACGAACCTGCCGTATGTGACGATCGGCGAGGCGACGACGACCAGGGATAACAGGTTCGGGAAGACTGGTCGCCAGGTGCTGGCCGGCGTCCATGTGTGGACTCGGAGCGGCGGCTCGTTCAACCAGGGCGGCTTCAAGGCGACGGGCGCGGTCGCGGAGGCGGTCGACGCGCTCCTCGACGGCGCGACGCTTGACCTGTCGGCGAGCGGGTGGCACGCGGTGGGGTGTGACCTCGACCAGTCACAGACGCTCAGAGACCCGGACGGGATTACGCGGCACGTCGTCCTCACCTATCGGGTGTGGGTCGAAGCGGCCTAGCGGGCGCGGACGACGATCGCGTCGGGGACGGGCCGCTGCCACGTCATCCCCAACGCGCTCGTGATCCCGTACGAGCTGCGACCCTTGACCCAGCTCGTGGCCGACCCGCCCGAGTCGAACGTGATCGCGTCGACGACGCCGAGGCGGTGCAAGACTCGCGCGGCTTGTGGCATCGACGCGAAGCCGACCTCTGCGATCCCCACACGCCCACCCTTGAAGCGGACGACGCACGATCGGAAGCACCCGTTCGGGCCGTCCGACCCTCGCGGCCCACACGTGATCTGGGCCGTGCTCGCCCACGGGAAGCGCGATTCTCGGACGCCGCCGCGGATGAGGTACGCCTCGCCCGCCACGATATTCCCAGCGCCAGCCCGTTCAGCAGCGGATGCGCCGAAGACGATGTTGCCGTTGCGGAGGAACCCGACCGTCGGATGGGATAGCCCGGCGCGGTTCGCCCACACGCCGCCGTGTCGCAGCATCCCAACCGGTAGGTGCGTGCGGAACGAGAAGGTGCCGCCGTTGATCGCCGCGAACGAGCCGCGCGCCCACGTCGGAACGCTGCGCGGCTGGCCGTAGGTGACGACGGCGTGGGCGTACCGGCCCGGATACCACTTCACTATGCGGACGCCGTGGCCGTCTATGCGGTAGTGGCGGACGATGGCGATGGGGTGGTGGTGCGCAGTCATCTTGGCTCCTAGGGCGTCGAGTGGTGTAGT